CCCTTTTTCAAATCCCCTAAATTTCATAAATCTTGGAAAACGCAGAGAATATTCATTGACAGCATCCTGATTCTGGGTGATAGCATCTGCTCTCACTTCAATCACCTGCCCAATCAATGATTTTTTATCTTTCCAAAACTCATCACGTTGTTCATCTGTCAGTCCTGAGCCCACATTTGATTTGATTATTTTTTTATCGTCCACACCCTCCACAATGAATGCACCCAGTTTACCCACATTCCTACCTGTGCCTTCTTCAACGGATTTCACCGTTAAACTGACTTCAATAAACGGTTTCAATTTCAACCAAGCATGACTTCTTTTGCATTCATATGCAGCATCCACATCTTTGATCATGATGCCTTCGTATCCACCCTCTACTGCCCTCTTATTAACCTCTGTGTAGGTCTTTTGTCCCGTAGCTGTATCCAAGTCCACAATCTCATGTGCCAACACTGTAACGGCGTTTAAACTGCTTTTATGCTGTTCATACCAAGCCTTCAGCATGGCTGATCTATCTGTCTGTTTTTTGTCCCAAAAGCCTTTCATAAAATTCTCCAATGGTAAAAAATCAAACAAATGCAACACAGCATCCAAAGCGCCTTTGGATTCCTTTCGATGTACCTGTTTCATTAGATCCTGGAAATTTTCGCTCATCACTTCTCCATCCAATACCACAGGATATGGAGGTGGACTTTTTTTAACCACTTGTGATATTTGTTCTGCAATGTGTCCAAAGTTTGTGAATTCTTTACCATTTCTACTGAACATATCCACCTTGCCATCAGGATACACAATGGTGACCACTCTTACTCCATCCAATTTTACTTCCAACATTTTCTTGCCCACCAACTTCTTTTCATGATTGGCACTGTCATGCGCCAGTTGACAGGTAAACACAGGCACTTGATACTGTTTAAATTTGTTCTTGGTAGCCACACTGTTCACTGTTTTTTCACTCACGCCACATCTTAAATCTTTGATTAGGATTCTTCTGTAAAATCCATTCCATTGTTCTGCAGTGGCCGAACTCATCACAAGATTAATTGCATCACGAGCCGCATGCCCAGTGAGTTCTCTGCGATGCAGTTGTTCTGCCAACTGTTTGAATATCTTCCATTCACATCCTTGAGCTTGAATCACTGTGTCTTTCTCTGGCACTTGCTTCACTCCAAATGTGTAAAGTTTATCCAAACACATGCGGACTCCTTCAAAGAATTCATTCAATCCTTCCTGCATGGCTTTAAGCAGTATGGCTTCCTTGGCCAGTCTACTGTTGTCTGCTTCCAGTTTAGCAATAACGTCTTGTGGTTGAGTTCTCATATTATCTAGGCTTCAGTATGGTTTGTACGGATACTTCTTCCCAAGTATCAGGAAATGCCTTGGCCAAATCTGCCACTTTCAGCACAGTTCTCAAACTGATCTCTCTCAGTCTGCGCTGATGTTCTACCACAAATTCCACAATGCGATTTTCCACGTCTGCATCCAATTCATATTCTTTCAACATACCATCTTTCACAATCTGTCTAATTCTGAGTATCTTTTCTCTGATGGTATCTATGGTAAGGTCTATGTAGTGACTTCTGCTTTCTAGTGCCTCCAAATGATCTCTAAGTTTTTTGGATTTTACATTATCAAATTTAATATTGGTGATGAACACTGCAGAGCCTTTGAATTCAAAACTGCTGGGCACACCTTCTTCTCTCAATCTATATGCTTCTGTGTTCCAACAAATCTTTCTCACTCTCTTGCTGTCCAAAGCTGCTTTCAGTATGTTCAATGATAGGTCTTCCAACAGTATGCTGTCACAATCGTCAAACACCAACACATTGTCTCTCTCTTTGAAATGATACAGTTTGCAATACAGTCCCAAAGCACTCATAGCACCTTTCACCACTTCATACTTGGGTTTGGTGTCTCCCAGTGTGGCCAGTATGTCATGTTTTTGTAATACAGTTTCAACACCGAACGACTTGCCAACTCCAGGTGGTCCAGATACGATCATTGCTCGCACATCACCTCTTTTACAAGCCTTGGTCATTTCTGTGAGTATGTCGAATCTTCTTCTTAATCTATCTATGGTTTCTTGATCTGTTTCTTCTTTTGGTTGTTCTGGGGCTTTGTCTCTCAGCTGATTTTCATTGTCCACACTGATACGAATTTCATTAGTGGTGGCTCCTGGAAACTCCTTTAAGTCATCTACTTTTACTGTGACGAATCCACCATCTTTGTGTGGATATGGATGATAGGGTTTGACCATTTGGAATAGAGCGTTTTCAACTTTTTTATTTCTGTATGTGCCTTCTAAAACGTAAATGTGCCTTTTCATATTTTGCCTTTGTTAGTGTTTGCCTGTCTATGTATTATATATTCTCTGACTGCAAAAGTCAATCTAATAATACCATGTACTCTTTGGGATAGTATTGTCGGAACCAATCTAATCCTTTCATCACAGTGTTGTGATGTCCTAACATTTCTGCTCCCTTGATGCAGTCATACACTGCGGTGGCTTGTGGTGTCAACATTACACTGGCGCCTGAGTAAGGATTTTTTACTTCAACTGATTCTTTGTCCATCAGTGTGATAGGAAAAGGATTGGGTATAGTTTTTGTCATGTGTGCCTTCCTTGTTTGTTTATCATAGTATAGTTTCTTGTACCAAAAAAATCAATGGATATTTTCAGTGATATTCAACAAAAAGGTCTTATGTTTCAATGACTTGCACATCATACAAAAAGGCAGTCTTTGGAACTGCCCTTTTGTTCTAACTAACAGAAAGTAGCTATGAATTAGTCTACTTTAATTAAGCCTCTTGCGATGGCTTGATATCCTGCTCCGATTACTTTTCTAGGAGCTTTACCAGTTCTGTAAACTTTAGATCCAGTTTTGCTAGTGTTTAAAAACACTGGAAAACCTCTGAATCTAAGAGCTTGTACTACAGCACCTGGATTAGACGCACCAAATCTATTTTTGATAGCAGATGCAGTCAAAGCTTCACCACTTTCTAAAGCGGCTTGTACTCGGTCTTGGATTGATGTTGTTTTTCTCGTTCTCATCGAGTTAACTCCTTTGTTATTAGATATGTTTGAAAATCCAAACAATCTTGATAATATACTAGCAGATTTTCTGGATCTTGTCAACTTTTTTTTCATTAATCTTTCCTCCGAAATTATTCGCGTTTGGTTAAGATTTTATCTATTAATCCATACTGAAGTGACTCTTGAGCATTGAAATATTTGTCTCGCTCCATATCTCTGCTCAGTTCTTCAAAAGTTTTACCTTTAGAATTGTGATCCACATAGATTTGAGTGAGCTCCTTTTTCAATTTAAGGATTTCCTCAGCATGAATTTGTATGTCGGTGGCTTGTCCTTGTGCGCCACCTGATGGTTGATGAATCATGTGTCTAGCATGAGCCAGCATATACCTGTAGCCAGATGCACCTGCTTGTGCAAGAAGACTGCCCATAGAGCAGGCCTGTCCTATCACATAAGTGTACACTGGCGATTTTAAATACTGCATGGTGTCATAGATGGCCAATCCAGCTGTGACCAATCCACCTGGTGAATTGATATAAAAATGTATGGGTTTTTTGACGTCTTCACTCTCTAAAAATAATAATTGACTCACTATAAGACTGCTGCTGTTAGGAGTCACTTCTGTGTCCAACATCACCAATCGATCCTTCAGCAGTCTACTGTAAATGTCATAGGATCTTTCTCCTCTGGCTTCCTGTTCTATTACTATGGGCACTAGATGTGGCATATTAAATTACTTGTGGTCCTTTGGTTGTGAATTCCATGTTGGCCATATTGCCCACATATTGATCATGTTTGGCGTCATAACGCATTTCCAATCTCACTGTTCTATTCAAACTGACACTTAAAAAATTTTTAGCATTAAAATTCAACACTTCTGCTGGGCGTGTTTGACCATTGTCTGTGCAGGTCAGATCACACACATCTTTATAATGAACTCTGTTAATCATGTGTGTATTTTACTGTCTTATTCCTCATCTGTCAATCTTAATTTTATGAAAAACAAATAGTACAAAAGATCAAAAATTAAATAATTATTAACCAATTCAATAAATTTTGGATCTCTATTCAGCAACAAATAAGGTCCCACATACATGACTATTAGCAACAACACCACATAGTGCAGCAGTCTTTCCCTAGGCACTGCATAGGTCAACCAATTCATGTGTTATAAATTGTTTTCTCTTAAACGTATTGTTCTGCGCATGTTGGCACGATTTTTTTTCTGTTCCTCTCTGCGCCTAGCACTGGGTTTTAAATAAAATTCTTTTTCCTTCATAGTTTGAAAAATGCCTTCACGTTTCATCTTTTTCTTCAGGATACGCATTGCCTTTTCCACATTGTTGTTTCTCACTTCAATTTTCATTCAGTCTTGAGTAGTTTATGTTAAATATTCTAAAATATAGCATTATTTGGTATGTAAGTCAACCTTAAGATAAGTATTGTATGTCCAAAAAGAGTTTAAGACAAATTAGACGTCAAGAATATAAGGCCGACAAAGAAATGTCTTATAAATCGTGGGCAAAGAGTAAATCTCAAGGAAAACACACAGAAGATACCACAGTGTTGCCAAAAGATGAAATAATCACCCTAGAACACCTGACTAATCCAAATATAGATAAATAAGGTTTATTATCTCGTCAAATTTAATCCAAACTTTTTAAATTTATTTCTAAATCTAAAGAAGTGTTTGTTGTGATTGGCATAAGGATCCATCAACACAGTCATCTGATACAAGTGAACCATTTCGTGAGCCATTGTTTCTAAAAAATCACGCCAAGTGTCAAAACGATGATGCATGTCTATCTGATAGCTGATAGTGGGATTACTGTAGGGTATTTTGCGTTGATTCCATTTGCCTTTGCGACCAAGCACTCTAGCGTCCCAACTGGCTGTGCATTGGCCCATGATCTCCTTGCGTCTAGCCACAGTCATTGAAGGTATTTTCAATGTGTTATTAAACACATGAGAATTCAGTATTTTAAACCAAGTGCGTGATTGATACAGAGTAGGTTTAAAGTTGCGAACTTGTGCATTGCGAGCAAGAGCCTGCTTGATGCGATCCACGTGTTTGAAATAACAACGTTTTTTCATGTGACATACTCCGTAGAAATTTATTTATGAAAATACTGCTCCTGTGTCCAAGACTGTGAAGCCAATCCACTGTGCTCTGCCCACTGCACAAATAAACCAAGTTCTTTGCCATGTGCTTCTATTTCCCAAGGGCGATCCCAATATGGAAATTGCTCTTGTTTAAATTTTCTTTTATTCCATTTGATCTGTTTTGTTCTATACATCTCTACCATTTGTCCTGTGGCATACTGTTTCACGTGCACCATTTCATGAGCTACACTCTCCATAATTCTTCTCAACGGCACTGTGCAGTCCACAGTCAATGTAAATTCTCTAGGTGAGTGGTTCCTATCATCAAAATCCATCTCTGCTAATAAACCATCCTCTTTGAGAAGTTTTTTACTGAATTCTACATCCACTATGAGTTTGTCTATCAATTTTCTTGACATCAATCTAGCAGCCGCAAATCTTATCAATCCTTCAGTGAGATCTTTTAATTGAGCGCTGCCGCCTTCAAATGTTATTATCATGCTTGAGTATCTGAGCATTAGCCACATCTCTTGCTAGAGCTTGTAGATCTTCTATTTCAAATTTTATTTGTTCACTGCTTAAAGAACCAGGAGTGTCGTTGATCAACCTGGATATGTAAAGCGATTTTTCATACAATACTGCTGTTTTGTCCAGTATTTTATTGTATTGGTCTTTCATCATATGATAATAACACAAAATATGTTTGAAGTCAAACTATCTTATTTTCGGAAACAGTGCATCTGTGCAGAACAATTCCACATCTTGTTCATTCAAACCAAGACTTTTCATTACCCTTGGAGTGTGCGGATTTTGTTGCTGATTATGGCAATAATAGTTTTGAGCTGTAATTGTATCTTCGATTTTGGCAGTGTGATCATATTGTCCAATGCTGTCAAAATACACCTGTAGATTGTTGGTGGCCAGTTTCACTATGGCCTGTGCTTCTTCATTAGTTTTCACATTGCCTGCGGCTATCATGGCAGAGCTAAAAATGTTGCGGGCCCATTCCGGCAGTGTTCTAGCCTTGCTGGGCACATATTCACTGACTGCGTGTTTGTACCAGTCAATCATTGGATGATTTTCACCTCCTGAACTGCGACTGAAATCGTGAAAAGCACCAGTCATTTTATTTTCACCTGCTATCACATCAAATCCAAATATGGGACCATTGTTGTGCAGATGTGGAAACACACACACGTGCATCATCCAAAGTGCTTTGCTCTCTCTGGCATCTACCACATCTATGTGACAGCGTCTGCAATTTTCAGTTTGCCACACACGATTAATCCAACCATTCTGTGGTTGATTGAATCTGCTCATGCCGGGCTCTTCGATTTCTTTGCCTCTTTTGTTGAATTCATTGATAATGTTGTTCTGACAATCAATCAGCAACTCCCATATGAAACTCATTCTACTGACAATCCTTTCAGTTCACGCACTCTGTCTTGTAATGTGTCGATGGTGGTGTATATGTGACCAGTGTCATGTTCCTGCAGTAAAGTTTTGAGATGTGCTATTTCATCTTCCAACACTTTTACTTTGATCAAATTGCCAGGAAAATCTTTAAACTTTTTAGATCGTTTCTTCATTCAACATCTCTCTAAACAATTTTGTGGCAAACTCAAAACATTTCTTGGCTTCTTCCTGCATGTCATCGTTGATTCTGGATCGTATTACAGCTTTGGCATAATCAATGTTTTCAAAATCAAACATGTGTCCAGAACCTGGCACTTTTTTGCGTATCATTTGACCACCACTCAAATCACCCATGTGTCTCACATATACATGAGCCATCAGTGCCTGTTTGTCGTCTTTGATAGTTTTTAAATGTTGTATGTATTCTTTGATGCTGTCTTTCACAGCAGGCAGTGTGTCATCTTTCCAAAGCTCTTTGAAATCTTCATAAATTTTAGGAGCTCTTCTCACATCTGGCATGTCATTGAATATGCCATGTGCCATGGCCATTGCTTCTAATAGGTCATATGCTTGATGTTGATTGAAAAGAAATGTGGCGTAAAGTTTGGGATCGATTTTACCGGAGAACATAACCTTGACGAATTTTTGACGTTCAGCATTTTTGTGATGCTCCCAGGTTAAGTCCTTTAGGCTCATTTTATTCCATTCTTACTTGTAAGGGATATCCTCTACTGCGACTTTCTTCCACAGCTTCTTTGGTTTTTTGTTCAGCAATTTCATAGCTGTATTCACCCACAATGCCTGATCCTTCAGTGTGTATTTTTAAGGTGATTTCTTTGGCAGTTTCTGCGGAGTGTTTGAAAATTTGTATTAATAATTGTACCACAAAGTCAACCGGAGTGACTTCGTCATTCAGCATGATTACTTTGACCATGTCTGGCTCAGTGACTATCTGTTCTACTTTTTCATCTAGTATAACGTTTGTCTTTGTGCTCATATGTGTATTTATGTGGAGTGTGTTGCCACACTCCACGCCTGATATTATAGTATATCGATGGTTCTGAGTTTTTTAGCCTCAGGTACTATCTTTTCCAGTGATATAGTTAAGAGACCATCCTTTAGCTCTGCGCTTTTGATTTCAATGTCATCAGCGATTGCAAATGATCTTTCAAAATATCTGCTGGCGATGCCCTTGTGCAGTATCTCACCATTGGAGTCTTTTGATTGTGTTTTTTCCATTTTCTTGGATTTCACAGTCAATTGACCTTCTTCCACAGTCACTTCAATGTCCTTCTTGTTGTAACCTGCAAGTGCCAATTCAATATTGAACTGATTTTTACCAGTCTTAACAATATTGTATGGTGGATAGTTCACAGTAGGAATTTCAAAATCCTGATCGAACATTCTTTCAAAATGATCGAAGAAATTGTCAAAGCCCACTGAAACGGGTCTTAGTTGGTTGAAGATAGTTAGTGCTCTATTGTTCATGTTTTTCTCCTTTTGTTTTAGCGAGTTGCTGTGCAATGCCTATAAAGCTCATTACACAGTGTCACAATCAAGTGACTATGTTAATATAATGCATCAGACTGCTTTTGTCAAGAGTTTTTGGTAAAATTGCTGTGAGAATTCTGCAGTATTTCTGTGTTGAAACTCATGGAAATTCTAGGCTTATCACTTTGATTGACCTGCACAAAATGTTTCAGCCAACTGGGAAATATCAACAGCAGTCCTGTTTGTGCTTGGTATGTGGCTTTGGTGCTGGTGAATTGATTGTATCTGTTTAGGTTTTCTGGTATGTAATACTGTGCATCATCATCACGATAGAATTCAATTGCACCCATGTTGTTATCAGGTATATCCACATAATACACTCCGCTCAATATGCTGTGCTGATGATTGTGCACCGTATTGTAGTTGCCTTTCACATTCACATTGAACCAGTAATTGCATATTTTAATTGCTGGCAGTCCGGCCTGTTTGGAAGCATCCAACACTTGATTATTCAACATCAATAACATGTGGGCCACTGTATCTGGTATAGCAGAATTAACAAGAAAATCTTCGCTCTGCCAACCTCCTTGATTGCTGCTGTGTTTGCCTTGATTGCGTGTTTGTTCCGCCAGCACAAAATCTTTCACAGCCAAATTATCTATGTTGGTCAGTGTGTCTTTCCATACAATTTGTGGAAACCAAAGATCAGCTTTGAGAGTCATGTTACTTTTTCTTAATCAGTTCAAACATGGGTTCACAATCAAAAATCCTATTTTTATTCAGCAACACATAAGGATCATTCACATCTGCAGTGAAATAATAGGTATGATTCAATGACAACAAATAGCCCAGCAACCATCTATCTTCTTTCATTCTATCTGCATTCAGCAGTATGCCATCCACTAGATTGGCCACCTGTATCAGCCAATCAGTTTTGATGTCAGCGGATTCATACAGATATAGATTGATATCATGATCCATTTGAATCACGTGTTTGTTGAAGTCTGTTTTGATTTGATCGTCAGGATACACCATCAATATTTTGTAATTGTTATTCAGCAGTAGATCAGGTGCTGTGATAATGTGTATTTGAGTCATTATGTATTAATTAGTGTGTTATTTTTGAATCTTTTGCCATAATGAGTCTTGACTCTGTTCCTCATTCTGCACATATTTGGATGCTATTTGGTTAGTTTGCGCACCTGTGTTTGATCCTCTTTTACTATGTAAGCCTTTTTTTTTTGATCTTGCTCCAAGGC